CCTGACTCGCAATCTGTACGAAACGGAGGGTCGATCATGCCCCCCGCGCCGAAGATCAACCCGGTCCGCCGCAACTCGCGGGTCGGTCCGCTGCAATTGCCGGCCGAGGGTCGCAAGGGTGCGCCGCCGCCGTGGCCGTTGGACGGTAAGCCAAGCGCGCAGATCCAGCGCATGTGGCGGCAGTTGTGGGCTACTCCACAGGCGGTTGCGTGGCAGCGGTTGGGCTGGACTCGGGTGGTGGCGCGGTATGCCCGCGTGGCCCTGGCCGCTGAGGTGCTGGACAAGGACGCGCTGGCCGAGGCGCGGCATCTCGAGGACCGGCTGGGTTTGACACCGAAGGCGATGCGCACTCTGTTGTGGGAGATCGTCGCCGACGAGGTGAAAGAGCACCGCGAGGCGTCGGATGTCCGCCGTCGGATCAAGGCGGTCTGAGTGCCGTGGCGCGGCCCTGAGCACGAGGGCGAGTACCCGACGCTGGGTTACGACGTCGGCGAGTGGGTCGAGCATCATTGCGTCATCCCGGATGGCTACCGGCAGGGCAAGCCGTACGTACTGACGGACGAGATGTGGCGGTTTCTGCTGCAGTTCTACCGGCTTGACACGGAGGCTGAGCCGTGGCCGGGGCCGGTCGGGTTGTCGCATACGGGTGGTCAGTTGCGGCGGTCGCAGAAGTGGGGGAAGGACCCGTTCGGGGCGGCGATCTGCTGGGCTGAGGCGTTGGGCCCGACCCGGTTCGACGGCTGGAACGCGGCCGGCGATCCGGTGGGGGCGCCGTATCCGACGCCGCTGATCGTGTGCCTGGGTACGTCGGAGGATCAGACGGACAACACGTGGCGTCCGTTGTTGGCGATGGCCCGGCTTGGCCCGATCCTGGATCTGCCCGAGGTGCGCGAGGTCGGCCAGACGAAGGTGGATCTGGCGTCGGGTGGGAAGCTTGAGCCGGCGACGACGTCGGCGAAGGCCCGCCTCGGTGCGCCGATGACGTTCGTGACGATCACCGAGTCGCATCTGTTCACCTTGCAGGGCGGCTACCGCCGGGTGTGCGGCGCGGTGAAGCGAAATGTGGCCGGCATGGACGGGCGCTGGCTGGAGTTGACGAACGCCTACGATCCGACGGAGGGTTCGGAGGCGCAGGTCACGGCAGAATCGTCGGACCGGGACGTGTTCGTGGACACGGTCGAATCGGTCCGGGTCGAGGAGTTGTCGGACGACGAGGCGCTGTACCGCGAGTTGTTGCGGCAGTACGGCGACTCGGCGCGCGAGCGCGGCGGCTGGGTGAACATTAAGGGCCGGATCATGGGCGAGTGTCGATCGGCTCGGCATCTGGAGGCGGACCGGCGCCGGTTCTTCCTCAACGAGATCGTTGTCGGCCAGTCGGTGTTCGTGGACCCGCTGCGCTGGGACTTGCAGGCCAAGGACGACGAGGCGCTGAGCAAGGGTGTGCCGGTCGCCCTCGGTTTCGACGGGTCGAAGTACCGGGACGCCACCGCGTTGATCGCCTCGCGGATCTCGGACGGCCGGCTGTTCGTGGTGCGGGTCTGGGAGCGCGGCGAGTCCGAAGGCCCGGACTGGAAGGTTCCGACCGCCGAGGTCGACCGGGTGCTGCGGGACACCTTCGAGCTATACAACGTGGCGTGCATGTTCGCCGACCCGTACCGGTGGCAGGACTATTTAGACAACTGGGTGGCCGCGTTCGGTGAGCAGCGGGTGGTGGAGTTCCCGACGAATGTCGAGCAGCGGATGGACCGGGCGATTGAGCGGTTCACCACCTCGTTCGGCGCCGGTGAGATCACGTACGCGCCGCATGACGCGCTGACCCGGCATGCGAAGAACGCAGTGCTTGTGAAGGGCTCGAAGAAGAAGCCCCGGCCCGGCGAGGACGAGACGTTGACCACCCACTACCTGAAGATGGCCAAGCGCGGCGATGGGCTGCTCATCGACGCCGCTGTGGCCGCCGTGCTGGCGCACGAGGCGCGGGCTCACGCGATCGAACACGGCCTGGTCGGGCAGGAGCAGCCGTTCTTCGGGGCTTGGCGATAGGAGACGCAATGGCAGTTCTTGACCGAGTCCCCGTCGATCGGATCACCGTCGAGGCCCGCGACATTCAGGTGGGCCGCACTGTGGTGACGCTGCTTGCGGCGCTGCTGTACGCGGTCGGTTGGGTGGCGGCAAAGCTGTTCACGGCCGTGTGGTTCGCGGTGGCGTGGTCGGCGGTGGCGGTGAAGGTCGGTTGGAAAGAGGGCCGCGCCTCGTCTTCCATGGTGCGTAAGGGCGGCTGAATGTGGCGGCAGGACTTATCGAGCGCATCGCCGCCGAACGCGAGGCCGCGGTCGGTGGCGCCGAGCGCCGGTTCTCGGTCGACCAGTGGATCAGCGACTATCTGATCCCATCAGTCGGCCAGTTCGGCTACGGCGGCAACCAGTACACGTACGGGCTGAACCAGACGTACGACCGGCAGCGGGTGCAGCAGATCCCGTCGACCCTGCCCGGGTATTCGGCTGCGCTGCGGTCTTCGCCGCCGGCGTTCGCCGCGCAGATGGTGCGGGCGATGGTGATGTCGCAGGCCCGGTTCGTGTACAGGAACCCGCCGTGGCATCGCACCCCGCGCCGGGTATTCGGTTCGTCGCGGCTGCGGCTGTTGGAACGTCCGTGGCCGGGCGCGTCGACGGGCGAGTTGCTGTCTCGCATGGAATGGCACGCCGGGCTGGCGGGCAACGCGTTCACGGTGCGCCAGCCGAACCGGCTGCGGGTGATCCGCCCGGACTGGACGGGTGTGCTGTTCGGGTCGGAGCTGGAGCCGGACGACCCGGCGGGCGCGCTGGACGCCGAGCTGCTGGGCTACGTGTACCAGAACGGCGGGCTGCGGGCCGGTAACAACTCTGAGCCGGTGACGTTGCTGCCGTCGGATGTGGCGCACTGGTCGCCGATCCCGGACCCGGAGATCCCGGAGATGGGCCAGTCGTGGGTGACCGCGACGCTGCGGGAGATCCAGGGCGACTCCGCTGCGACCGAGCACAAGCTGAACTTCTTCCGCAACGGCGCCACCCCGAACATGGTGGTCAAGGGCCTGCCGGCGGTGACCCAAGAGCAGTTCAACGACATGGTGGACATGCTGGAGGAGCGGCACACCGGCTTGTCGAACGCCTACCGGACGCTGTATCTGGTGGCCGGCGCGGACGCGACGGTGGTGGGCGCGGACCTGAAGCAGATCGACTTCAAGCAGACCCAGGGCGCGGGTGAGACGCGGATCTCGCTGGTGGGTCGGGTGCCGGCGGCGCTGCTGGGGATCTCGGAGGGGCTGGCCGGCTCGGCGTTGAACGCCGGGAACTTCGGTATGGCTCGCCGCATGTTCGCCGACACGTGGCTGTACCCGACGTTGCAGGACGTGGCGGGCACGCTGGCGCAGATCGTGGATGTGCCGGATGACGCCGAGCTGTGGTTCGACACGGTCGACATTCCGCTGCTGCGTGAGGATGGCAAGGACGCCGCGGAGATCGAGCAGATCAAGTCGCAGACCATCACGCAGTACGTGCGGGAGGGGTTCACCCCGGAGTCTGCTGTGGCGGCGACGAACGCGCAGGACGTGAAGCTGCTCGAGCACACCGGCTTGGTGTCGGTGCAGTTGCAGCCGCCCGGATCCACGTTGGGCAGTGGGCAGAACGGAGAGGGCAGTGAAGGCACCTCAGATTGACCTGGTGCGGGCCGCGCCGCCACGGATGGAGCTTCGCGCTGACGCCGACGGCGGCATGCCGACGATGGAGGTGCGGTTCTCCACGTTCGACACCTGGTACGAGATCGACTCGTTCTGGGAGGGCGAGTTTTTGGAGCGCACCCAGCGGGGCGCGTTCGCCGAGACGATCCGTGAGGACCGCGACTCGATCAAGACGCTGTTCAATCACGGCTTCGACCCGCAGATCGGCGACAAGGTGCTCGGGCAGATCAGCGACCTGCGCGAGGAGCCGGACTCGCCGGTGGGTGTGGTGCCGCTGTTCGACACCAGCTACAACCGCGACCTGCTGCCCGGCCTGGACGCCGGGGTGTACGGCTCGTCGTTCCGGTTCCGGGTGACCGGCGAGGAGTGGGACGACGAACCCGGCACGGCGGATCACAACCCGCGCGGCCTGCCGGAGCGGACGATCACGAAGGTTCGGCTGATGGAGTTCGGCCCGGTGACGTTCCCGGCGAACCCGGATGCCACGGCGGGCCTGCGGTGCATGACAGACAGCTACTACGAGCGCCTGCGGCAGCGGGACACCGGCGCCTTCGAGGCTGCGGTGCGCGCCGCGGGCGTGAAGATCCCAGACCTCACCGGGCGGCCCGGCGCGCGGAGCGCGGGTGGCGGTGACCCTGACGCGGAGCCGAGGGAAGGCGAAGCGTCGAACATCCCCACATCCAAACAGCTTCTCGACGACGGGGAGCTACGACTCAGAAGGATTCTGAGATGACCGATACACCCACTGTCACCATTCCCGACGAGCTCCGCGGCAAGGATCTGTCCGCGCTCGGAGACACCGGGTTCGATGAGCTCCGCGGCAAGACCCCCGACGAGCTCGACGCGTTCGTTAAGGTGCTCGACGCGCATCTGCGCTCGATCCACCAGACCGACGAGGGCGAGCTGCGGGACAAGACCGAGGACGAGCAGAAGGCGTTCGACTACGGCCTGAAGCTCCGCGACGCGGCCATGGACCGGCTCGATGAGCACCGGAACATCCAGGAGGTGTTCCGCCGTAAGCCGCAGGCTGTGAAGCAGGCGCTGACGAACATCCGGTACGGCATGGACGAGTCCACCGAGGTTCGCCGGCTCACCAACCCAGAGGCCCGCGACCGCGCCCTGAAGATTCTCGACAGCCGCGACGTCAAGGCGTCCCTGTCGGCGTCGGCGATGGACCACGTGGAGCGGCAGATCCGCCGCGACCCCGGCCTGTCCCGCCGGATCATCGTCACCGAGAACGACGCCTATCGTTCGGCGTGGATGAAGATGTCCACCCAGCCTCACCCGCGGCTCAACGAGGACGAGCAGCGGGCCATGGACGCGTACGACGAGTACCGGGCCATGTCGCTGACCAACGGCGAGGGCGGCTACGGCGTGCCGGTGTTCATCGACCCGTCGATCATCCTGACGGACCAGGAGTCGGGGAACCCGTTCCTGACGATCTGCCGCCAGGTGACGGTGAACACCTCGGAGTGGAAGGGCGTCAGCGCGGCCGGCGTGTCGTGGGCGTTCCAGGCCGAGGCCGCAGAGGTCACGGACAACTCTCCGACCCTGGCTCAGCCGACCGTGCCGATCGAGACGGCGCGCGGGTTCATCCCGTACAGCCTCGAGGTCGGAATGGATTACCCGATGTTCGCCGACGAGATGTCGCGTCTGCTGTCCGAGGGCTACGACGAGCTTCTGGTGCAGAAGTTCTCCGTCGGCGGCGGTTCGGCGTCGAACGAGCCGACGGGCATCCTGACCGCCCTGGACGCGAACACCAACGTCGAGGTGGTAGGGACCTCCGACGGGGTGTTCCAGGACGCCGACGTGTACAAGGTGTGGAAGGAACTTCCGCAGAAGTACCGCCGCCGCGCGTCGTGGATGATGAGCGTCGACGTGAACAACCGGATCCGGCAGTTCGGCACGGCGAACGTGTACCACGCCTACACCGAGAATCTGCCGGCCGAGTGGGCGGACACGCTGTTCGGCAAGGCCGTGTACGAGTCGCCGTACTTCCCGGACTTCACCGGGGCCACGACCAAGGAGAACCGGCTCGTGGTCGGCGACTTCTCCAACTACGTGATCGCCCGCCGTGGCGGCATGTCGGTGGAGCTGGTGCCGCACATCTTCGGCACGACCAACAACCGCCCGACCGGGCAGCGCGGCTGGTTCGCCTGGGCCCGGATCGGCGGCAACGTCGTGAACGCCAGCGCGTTCCGCCTGCTCCAGAACCAGTAGCACTACCGATCCCCTGGCCGTCCTGTCGTGGCGGCCGGGCGGCCAGGGGAAACCATCCGCGAGCCGCCATACCTAGGAGTTGAGATGAACCTCGTGTACGCGAAGGCGACTGTGTGGGTCAGCTCGTCCGTGCAATTGCGGGAGGGTGAGGCGTGGTACGCCGACGACCCGCTGGTGAAGCGGCGGCCGGACCTGTTCACTGATACGCCGAGGATTGTGCGCACGACGTTGTCGCGGCAGCAGATCGCCGAGCGTGAGGCGCCGGTGGAGCAGGCGACCCGCGCCCCCGGTGAGCGTCGCGCCACCAGGCGACCCCGCAAGCGCGCCGAGTCGCCACCTGAGTCTGAACAGCAGCAGGAGGTTGCGCCGGAAGGCGACGCCGGTGACGAGTGAGGACGCGGTCACCCTCGCCTACGTTCACCCCGACGAGGTTGCCCATTCGTGGCACGCCAGCCTGGTCGAGCTGATCGGCTGGGACTTCGGCCACGAGGGCCGGATCATGCGAGGCGGCCGGCTGGCCGTCAAGTACGGTTCAGGCGGCCTGGTGGCGGCCCGCAACGAGGCCGCGGCGCGGTTCCTCGAGGAGTGCACCGACTCGGAGTGGCTGTTCTGGATCGACACCGACATGGGGTTCGCCCCGGACACCATCGACCGGCTGGTCGAGGTGGCTGACCCGGTCACCCGGCCGATCGTCGGCGGGTTGTGTTTCGCACAGAAGGAAACCGCGCCGGACGGCCTGGGCGGGTTCCACTGCGAGCCGCGGGTGACGGTGTTCGACTTCATCCAGACCGAGCAGCACGTCGGCTTCGTGTCCCGCACCCGCTACCCGATCAACACGGTGGTGCAGTGCGCCGGCACGGGCGCGGCGTGCATCCTGATCCACAGGTCGGTGTTTCAGCGGATCGCGGACGAGTTCGGCCCGATCTGGTACGAGCGGATCCCGAACCCGAAGACGGGCAAGCTGTTCGGCGAGGACCTGTCGTTCTGCCTGCGGGCGCAGGCGGTGAACATTCCGCTGTTCGTGCACACCGGCGTGAAGACCAGCCACCTGAAGCGCCTGTGGTTACAGGAGCAGGACTACTGGTCGTTCGCGGTGGCGCCACCGGCGACCGAGCGAACGGCGGTACTGGTTCCCGGCGGCGTGTTCGACCGTGCCGCCGAGTTGGTGTCTTCGGTGCGGGCGACGACGTCGCTGGCGACGGTGTACGCGGTGGTTGGCCCCGACGAGGACGAGGCCGAGCGGGCGTGGAAAGAGGCCGGCGCCGACCTGATCATCGGCGACGGGTTCGCCTCGGACGCGCAGCGCATCAACGCCGGGTTCGCGGCCACGTCGGAGCCGTGGGTGTTCGTAGCCCGCGAGCACGCGAGTTTCCACCCCGGCTGGCTGGACCACGTGCAGGGCATCGCCGAGGACCGGTATGCCGTGGTCGGAACGAACGATCTGGTCACGGACAGGTCAACCGCAGGTCACTATTCGGACAACTTGCTGATCCGCCGCTCCTATGTGCTCGAGCGTGGCGCGTCGTGGGGCGAGCCGGGCGTGGTATGCCATGAGGGCTACTCGTCGCTGGGGTTCGTGTTTGAGGAGATCGTCACTGCGGCGAAGCAGCGGGACGTGTGGGCGATGGCGCTGGGTGCACGCGTGGAGGGGGTGCGCGGTGCCGAGTTGGAGCGCAGCGACGCCGACGAGGCGCTGTTTGCGGAGCGGATGGCTGCGGTGAGCCCACAGGTCGACGCGTTCCAAGCCGCGGCCGATGTGCTGGACGCGGCCGGGGTGACGTGGTGGATCTCCGACGGTGCGGTGCTGGGTCACGTCCGCGAGGGCGGTTTCTTGTCGACCGACCCGGACGTTGACCTGGGATTCTGGGCCGAGGACCTGGAGAGCGTCGGGCGGGCGTTCATCGAGGCGCGCTGGTGGCGGCTGCCGGCGAACGATTTCAAGCTGATGCGTGACCGGGTGTCGGTGGATCTGCACGCCCACGAACGCGACGGCGAGCGGGTGTTCTTCCTGCTGGGTGGGGACAAGTACCGGTACGTGTTCCCGGCTCATGTGTTCGACAAGTTCACCATCGCCGAGTTCCACGGCCGCCAGGTGCGGATCCCATGCCCGGCTGAGGACTACCTGGTGGCGCACTACGGCCCGGATTGGAAGACGCCGAAGAAGTCGTGGCGGTGGGACGCGGATCCGCCGTGCCTGGAGCGGACCTCCGAGCGTGACCGGCCTGCTGGTTGACCGGCACGACCTGGAACGGCGTATCAGGTCGGTCGACGCGCCCGGTCCACATCGGTGGTGGCACATCAACACGTTCGTCGACGCGGTGCTTGACGCCTCGGTGGACGGCGTGCTCGTCGAGTGCGGTGCCTACCAAGGATCGTCCACCGCGAAGCTGTCCCACCTAGCCGCGGCGCTGGGGCGTGAGCTGGTGGTGTTCGATTCGTTCGAGGGCCTGCCGCCGAACGACGAGCAGCACGTGAAGACGACCGCAGGCAAGGACATCCGCAACCTGTTCCGCGGTGGGGCGTTCGCCGGCTCGCTCGAACAGGTGCAAGCTACGGTGGAGCGCTACGGCGTGCCGCAAGTGGTGCGATACGTGCCCGGCTGGTTCGCCGACACCATGCCGGGGTTCGCTGAGCCGGTGGCCGCTGCGTATCTGGACTGTGACCTGGCCGCGTCGACCCGCACCTGCCTCGACAGTCTGTGGCCGCTGGTCACCCCCGGTGGTTGCGTGGTGTCTCAAGACGGCGACTTCCCGCTGGTGATCGACGCCATGCGCGATTGGCTGGGCAGGTCCGATCCGGTGCCGTTGGTGGCCGGGTTGGGTGAATCGAAGATGGTCACGTTCCGTAAGCCTGCTGGGGAGGTGCGCTGATGGCTACACCGACCCCGGCGACGGTGGACGATCTGCTGGCCTATCTGGACAAGGGCGCCAGCGCGCAGGAGCAGAACGAGCTGACGGCGGTCTTGGAGGCCGCCACAGAGGCCGCAGAGGGCTGGGCGCCGCGGGGTCGGCTTGCGGTAGGCCCCATCGTTACCCGGGCCTTCACGGAGCGCGTGAGGGCGCGTGAGGGTCGACTGTATCTTCCCCGTGCCCCGATTGTGTCGGTCACCTCGGCCACGAACATCCGCACCGAGCAGCAGTACGTGACAGACGAGCTGGATGTGAACACTCGTCGCGGCGTAGTGCAACTGCTCAACGGCTATCTGTCGCCCGGTGACTACACAGTGGTGTTCACTGCTGGACGCGGCACGGTTGATGACGTCGAGGAGTCACTGAAACTGGGTGTGCTCATCATCGCCGGCCACATTTGGCAGACGCAGCAGGGTCCGACGACGAACCGGTTCATCGGTAGCCAGGACGCTGAGGATTCGTGGCGCCCGGCGGCCGGGTATCTGATCCCGAACCGTGCCGCGCACCTGTTGACGCCGCACTGCCCGATCGGTGCGGCATGACCGCAATCGACCGGACGCTGCTGGCGCTCGTCGAGCTCGCCCAGGACGCGCTACCGGGTGTGCAGGTGCTGGACGGCTGGAACGGCAAGACCTCGCTTGACGGGCTGATGCTGTTCATCGGGTTCAACCCGCAGATCGGGACGCCGGCCTACACTGCGACGGTCGACGAGGACGAGGGTGGGCTGGACGCCACGATCGAGACGATCACCGTGCAGTGTACGGCGGCCAAGTGGGACGGCAACATGGAGTTCGTCTCCAAGCGCGCCGAGCTCAACACATTACTGGACAGTCTGCGGGTCGCGTTGGCCGCGGATTTGAAACTGGGCGGGTTTGCGCTCGATGCGTGGCTGGCTCCGACGGCGCAGTGGTACCCGGAGATTCAGCAGTCGACAGCCGATTCGGCGGCCCGCGCCACACTGCAGGTCGACTTCGCGATCACGGTGGAGGTGCACGCGCCGTGATCATCATCGACGGCACCGAGATCAAGGCGTTCGCCGACCAGTTGCGGCACTTCCCCCGCGAACTACGCCCGCCGCTACGCCGAGAGATCAAGAAGTCGGCGGACGTGTTGGTGCGAGACATCCGGTCGAATGCGTCGTGGTCGACACGGATCCCCGCCGCGACCCGTACGAAGGTCGGCTTCGGTGCGCGTAGCGCGGGTGTGCAGGTGCTGGTCGATGCGGGCAAGGCACCGCATGCTCGGCCGTTGGAGTTCGGGAACCGGGGCGCGTTCAACCGACACCCGGTGTTCGGCGGCCCGGCGTGGGTGAATCAGCCGACGCGGCCGTTCTTCATCCGGGCGGTGCGCGCCAACGAGCGGCAGGTCGTGAACGCGGTCGGTACGGCGATTGAGCAGGCGTTCAACCGGCTCTAGACGATGGGTGCTTCGCGCAGCCACTGACGGGCCGCGTCAAGGCAGATGATCGCTACCAAGCCGATCAGGATCTCGATGAACATCCGTCCCCCTTATCTCTGCCTCCACTATGCGCCGGATTCGCCCAACTGACAAGGGCCGAAAGGCCCATCGAGGAGGTGCGATGCCCAGCGAGCCCCGCAGATTGCCCTCAAATGGCCGAGTTCTGGTGGAGCACCCGCGGTTCGGCCGTAAGAGGGTGACTCGCTCGCAGCTCACGTCGGCCATGGCCGGCGGATGGCGACGGGTCGAGGACAAGCCTGCCCGCCGCCGCAAGAAGAAGACGTCCGCCCAGTCGGACAAAGAACCATCCGCGCCCCTGTCCGCAACCAGCTCGGCAGACTCGCCGGGCAGTGAACAAGGAGACACGGATGCCTTACTCCCCGACAGCCCTGGGCGGGATTGACGCTGACCGGTTCGGTGTCAAGAAGAACACCGGCTGGCTGTGGATCGCCGACGGCGGACTGACCGACACCACCAACTTCGTCCCCACTGAGGTCGAGATCAACAGCACCACGAACAGCCGGGACCTGACGTGCGCCGTGCAGGCGTTCACCGGGTTCACCGGTTCGCCCCGGTACGCCGAGGCGCAGGACCTGTGCTCGGACGTGGACGGCAAGGTCGCCGACGGTGTGTCGCTGGACGACTCGTCCATCTCGTTCTACCTGGCCACCGATGCCGGGGACGCTCTCGCGTTCTTCGACGAGGGTGACCGCGGCTACGTGTACCACTCGCCGTACGGCCGGTTCGACACCGGCACCGCCGCGGGCAAGACAGCGTGGGCGTGGAAGGCGGAAGTGTCGTTCGTGACGCCATCGCCGGCGATGGCCGGTCACGCGATGGGTGTGGTGTCGTTCGGCATCCTGGCCCGCCGCAAGGTGACGTTGCCCGCGGCGACGACCTGATCCGCCTCTTGACCCCTCCGGCCGGCATTCCTTGCGGATGGTTGGCCGGCCGGAGGTTCAACCATCCGTATATCCGCAGGAGGAATCCCGTGCGACCAGTTGCGCTGCAGATCCCCGAATCCATCCCCCGTGAAACGTACCTAGACATGATTCGGGGCTTAGGCATCGACCCGGCCGAGGTCATTTCCATGACGTGGGCGCGGGAAGGTTTACACGCCGCGGTATTCGCTCTTAACGCAGAGGGCCGGCGGTACGTAGTGACTGACTCGGCAGGGGTGAAGTACCCCGCAACGCATACCGTGTGGATCCGTGTCGATGATATCTCCGACGTCGACGGGGCTCCATCGGCGAACGGGGACGTGAAGTGACCAGTCTCCGCGAGCAGCTCGCCCATAAGCGCGCTCACTCGACCTCCCTGACGTTCCCGCTGGGCGAGGCGGGTGAGCGCGCTAAAGCCGAGTTGGAGGCCGCCCACACTGGGCTGGAGTACGCGCGGCTCATCAACAGCAAGACGCCGAACGCTGATGTCATCAAACGGGCGCAGCAGCGGCTGACCAAGGCTGAGCGGGAGTACGCCAAGCCGGAGAACTCGCTCACCATCCGGTTCCGGGGGCTGACCGAGGATGAGCGGGACGCGCTGATCTCGGCGCACCCGGTCACCGACGAGCAGAAGGCCAAGGACGAGGCCGACGAGGTGCCGAAAGAGGAACGATCGCAGATCAACCGCGCCGGGTTCACCCCCGCCGCGCTGGCAGTGTGCGCGCTCGACTCCGACCTGACCGAAGAAGAGTGGGTCGCCGAACTTGCATCTGACCGGTGGACTGCCGGGGAGAAGCTGGCGCTGTATCGGGCGATCGTGTCGGCGACGGATCAGGAACCGGCGCCGGGCGTGGGAAAAGGGTTCGCCACGACCCGCTGATGCGCGCCCGGATGGCGTACTGCGGGCCGCGTGGCATCCCGTTGTCGAAGTTCCTGCAGTGGCCGGTGGATGACCAGGCGGCGGCGTTGTCGTGGCAGTACGAGGAGTCGTTGCGCTGCTCCCGCTGCGGCACGGCCGAGTGGGAGTGGGAACAGGACCTGAACGCCTACGAGGCGAAGGCCCGCACTTGCCCCGGTTGTAACGCGATCGGGTTGGAGTCGAAGGCGTTGGAGCAGGTCGCCAAGGATCAGCCGGGCATTCAGATCCGGCTCGTACCGACAGGAGGTCAGGGTGGCGGGAACTGACCTTCGGGTGACGATTGACGCTGACGCCGCGAAGCTCGAGCGTGAGGTGCGGCGGGCGCAGAACTCGATGGAGCGGCTGAGCCGCGAGATTGCCCGGGGCAACCGGGAGGCTGACCGGTTCGCCGCCGAACTGAATCAGCGCACCGCCGCTGCCTTGCAAAATGTCGGCCGCGGCATGGTCGTGTTCGGCGCTGCAGTAGTCGCCGGGCTCGGGCTGGCCGCCAAGGCCGCCATCGACTGGGAGTCCGCGTGGGCCGGTGTCCGCAAGACCGTCGAGGGCACGCCGGAGGAACTGGCGGCCGTTGAGGCCGGGCTGCGTGACTTGGCGACCACTCTGCCGGCTACGCATGGCGAGATCGCCGCGGTGGCAGAAGCTGCGGGCCAGTTGGGTATCGCCACCCCGGACATTGTCAGATTCACCGAGACCATGGTCAATCTGGGTGAGACGACGAACCTGACCGCCGACGAGGCCGCCACCTCGATCGCGCAGTTGATGAACGTGATGCAGACCGCCCCACAGGATGTGGGTCGGCTCGGGGCGGCGCTGGTCGAGCTCGGCAACAACGGCGCGTCGACCGAGCGGGACATCATCCAGATGGCGCAGCGGATCGCCGGTGCTGGTGCCATCGTAGGAATGTCTGAGGCCGACGTGCTCGCGCTGGCCAACGCGCTCGCATCGGTTGGTATCGAAGCTCAGGCCGGCGGCACCGCCATTTCCACCGCCATGATCCAGATGGCTAGCGCGGCGGCTGAAGGCGGCGACGCGGTAGCTGGATTCGCCGAGGTGGCGGGCATGTCCGCGCAGGCGTTCACGCAGGCGTTTGAGCGTGACCCGGCGCGGGCCATCCAGTCGTTCGTTGCCGGGCTCGGGCGGATCAACGTGGCGGGTGGCGACGTATTCGCCGTCCTCGACGACCTCGGGCTGGGCAGCATCCGCACCCGGGACGCGCTGCTGCGCCTAGCCGGCGCCGGGGACCTGCTGGGCCAGTCTCTGTCCGACGGTGCGCGGGCGTGGTCGGAGAACACGGCACTCGTGGAGGAGGCCGCGAAGCGGTACGACACCGCCGAGGCGAAGATCGCCATAGCTCGTAACACGCTGGTCGACCTGGCCATTGATGTCGGCGGCGTGTTGTTACCGGCTATCACCGGGCTCGCCGAAGGCGCAGCGGACATTGCCCGCTGGTTCGGCGATCTGCCTGGGCCGGCCAAGACGCTGGCCGTGATTCTTGCCGGGCTCGTCGGGTCGGTGGCTTTGCTCGGCGGCGGGTTGCTGCTGCTGGCGCCACGGCTGGCCGCAGCACGAGCTGAGATGCAGTTGCTGTCGGTGACCGCGCCCAAGGTGCACACCGCGCTGACCGGGCTGGCCAAAGCCGGCGGCATCGTAGCCGGACTGCTCGCGGTGGCCACGGCCATCCAGGCCATCCAGCAGGCGGCGCGTGAGGCGCCAGCCGGGATCGGGGAGACCACGAAGGCGCTGCTCGCCCTCGCCGACGGTGTTGAGAGTGACCTGATCGTCAAGCTGCAGGCCAGCGTCGAAGAGATCCGCCACCAGCGGGAACGGCTGCAGGAGGCCAAGTCGGCGTGGGTGGAGTACAAGGACTCTTTCGCCGGCACCGACTTAGACGACATGGTCAACAACACCGGGGAGCTGGCCAGCCAATTCGAGGCCATCGACACGGCACTGGCCGGGCTCGTATCGGGTGGTAACGCCGAACGCGCCGACGAGATCGTGCGCAGTCTGGCCGACGGTTTCGGCCTCGAGCGCGACGAGATCGGACAGTTGCTGGCGGTTCTGCCCGGGTATCAGGACGCACTGGCGCAGGCGGCCGTTGACCAGGAGTTGGCGGCCGGCACCAGCGACGAGCTCGGCACCGCGCTGTCCGCGCAGGCTGAGCAGGCCGAGGCGGCCGCGACCGCACTCAAGGAGTACCTGGACGAGTTGCGGGCCGCCACCGACCCGGTATTCGCGGTCATTAACGCGCTGGGCAACGTAACTTCGGCGCAGGACGCTTACAACGAAGCGGTGAAGGAGAACGGGTCGAGCTCCGAGGAGGCCCGCGCAGCCGCGGTCGATCTGGCCGAGGCGATCGCCGATATGGAGCAGGCGGTCAGCGACGGGGATCTGTCGTGGGCCGACTTCGACGCCACCCTGGATCGCTGGGTGCAGCAGGGCGTGCTGACCGAGGGCCAGGCTGAGGCGATCCGCGCATCGACCGACGACGCCCGCGAGGCCGCCGAGGACTATGAGGGCGACTACGCCGCGGCGTTGAAGCTGGAGCGGGACAGGGCCGCCGAGCGAGCTGCGAAGGCCGAGCTGGACCGGATCGCGGCTGAGCGCCGTGCCCGCATGTCGGTACAGGCGTGGGGCGTCGGGCGCACCGAGGACGTGCTGAACAATTTGGCGCGGGATCGCACATCGACGGTGCATGTGAACGTCAAGACGTACGGGAACCTGGAGTTCGGCCACAGCGGCGGTCTGGTGACCCACGGCGGCATCATCCCCCGCTTCCACAGCGGGGCGAACCTTTCGCTGCGCGGCGACGAGGTGCCGGCCATCCTGCAAACCGGCGAGCGGGTGCTGTCCCGCTCGCAGAACGCGATGTTCACTCAACTGTCGCATCTATTGACCCGGTGGCCGGTAATGCCCACTCAGCGGCCCACATCACGCCAAGAGCAGATTGATTACGGCCAACTCTCTCGGCTCATCGGCCGCGAGGTTGGTGACCAGATCAATGGCGCCACGCTCGTCATCGACGACCGGGGCCGCGGCCGGCTGATCGCCCGGGACTCCGATCTGTATGCGAGGGCCGGATGACCTGTTCGCTGGACTTCGTCGCCTCGATCACGTCGTCGCCCACTGTACGACTGAACCTGTCCGCCGACCCGTGGCAACTCAGTGCCGACGAGACGGACTTCTCCCCGCCACCGCTGCGCGACGCGGTGGCGCAGACGCTGCTCGCCGATGGTGGCGTGGTGGGGTCGTCGGCCTATGACTTCCGCCGCATAACGCTCGGATTGTTGTTGACCGACGAGTCGGCCGACGAAGCAGCGACGGAGTTACAGAAGCTGCACCGCGAGTTGGATCGTCCGGGTGGCAACATTTTGCGCTGGCATGAGCACACCACGAACCCGGTGTTCTTCCGCACGTTCCGCACGGCGGCGTCGCAGGTGCGGCACGTCGGCCGCGACGGTAAGCGCAAGCGGGTCCTGGTGGCCTTGCGCGCCGAGCCGTTCGCCTACGGCCTGTTGGAGACCCCGGTGTCGGGTGTGACGGTGTCCACGGACCCGGCGGCGGTGTCCAACGGCTGTTTCGTGGATGTGACTGGGGTGAAAGGTGATGTGGAGTCCCCGGCGATCATCCTGTGGCCGTCCAGCGCGGTGAACCTGGGGCGCCACACCATGATCGCCTCCCGTCGCCGCGGCACCCCGGCGAACGCGCCGTTCCCGTTGCAGGCCGAGGCGATGACGCAGGGCACGGACACCACGACGCAGGCCAATGACGCGAACTTCTCCGGCGCGGGCAACAACTACTCGCGGTGCACGTTCGCCACGGCGACGATGCAAACGCGGCTGTCTGTGACGACCGTCGGCTCGTCGGGCGTCGATCTGCGCGGCACATATCGGGTGCTGCTGCGTTATCGGAAGAACACAGCGGGCGATGCGATCAATCTGCAGTTGCGGTGGGGAGATGCGTCCATTTCGGACACTCTGCTGATCGAGAACGACGTATATTCGACTGCCGGCACGGGGCTGATCGTCACGGCGGATCTCGGCCTGATAACGATTCCTACCGGTTTCGACCCGGTGTCGGATGCCGGCGGTGTCGAGTTGGCGGTATCGAACGCGTTCGACATCCAGTTGCGGGCTGAGCGGACCTCGGGTTCGGGCACGATCGATTTCGATGTGATGCTTCTGGTGCCTGCGGACGACCGGCTCGCCATCGTCAACTGGACGCGGGCCGCCGCCGATTACGTCCTGGATGCCCGCGACAATTCCGCTCACGCCAGGGACGGGTCGAACCAGGTGTTGAGCGCGAAGGCGCCACCGATCGTGGGTGGGTTCCCGATGCTGTCGCCGAATCAGACGAACCGGATCTACATGCTTCGCGTGATGAGCGCCGACCAGTCGTGGACGCTGACGACGTACGCGGTGTCGGTGTCCTACATGCCGCGCTACCTGACCGTTCGTCCCGCGAGCACGTGATGACCTTGCCCATCCCGCTGTCGGTGCAGTTGTCGAACAGCCGGGCCACCAAGCACATCGAACGTGACCTGCGCTCGCTGTCCTTCCGTTCCGTGGTCCCGGGCGGGTTCGCCTCCGCGCAGTTCTCCCTTGACCGGCCGCTGGCCTTGTCGCCGGACGAACTCGCCTACTACACCGACGTCGACGTGTACGACATGCGTAACCGTGAGTGCGTGTGGTGCGGCCGGCTGGAGGACCCGGGCCGGGGTGTGGGTCCGGACGGCCAGGTGTGGGATCTGGCGGCGGTGGGTCCGTCGGCGCACACCCGGGACCGCACCGTGCCGCTGATCTACGTGGACACATCCACCGACAAGTGGGACCGAGCATCGTACTCGGATCGCGGCGCGGAAGTGTCGATCCGGGAACGCGACGCCGACGAGGACAACAACCCGGCCGTGCTGATCGTCGCCCCGGAGGGCACGACCACGTTCACCGGCTGGATGGGTGAAGCCCGCTACCGCGGCATCCGCGACGTCGGGATGAAACTGGCCCGGGTTCGGGTGAACGTGGTGAACGGCACCACCACCACGAACCTGGAGAACCGGCTGACCACCGCAGTCGGAGCGGGTTCGCGCACCAACGCTGTCACCCCGACGTTCAGCACGACGGAGGCCACGCTGCTGGGGGTCATCAACGGCGGCAACAACATCCCGAACGGTAACGACGTGGTGTGGGTGCGGATCGTGCGCACCGGGGCGAGCGCACCCGCCACCGCGAGCGTGTGGGGCGAGTTCTACGACATCTCGGTCCGCTCGGTGCTCAAGGACATCAACGGCACCGACATCACCACCTCGGGCAGCTATGTGGTGAACCACGTGCTGGCGCACGAGGTGGTCGCCGACCTGATTGGCCGGGTGTTGAACAAGTACGACCCGGACCGGTCCAGCATCGACACGACCACCCTGGCGATCTACCAGTTGGCCTACCCGGATGGCGCCACCCCGGCGGAGATCCTGGACGACCTGATCGCCCTGGAGCCCGCCTACTACTGGGCGGCGTGGGAGACCGGCAGCAGCGGCCTGTACCGGTTCGAGTGGCGGCAATGGCCGAGCACGGTGCGGTATGAGGCTGATGTCGTGGACGGGTTCGATTCGCCCGGCTCGGCGGACGGCCTGTATGACCGCGTGTCGGTCCGGTGGGTCGACCAGCGGGGCCGCCCTCGGGTGACGACTCGCACGCAGACGGTCCCGCAGTTGGCCGCCGCGGGGATAGTCCGGCAAGCCCGGGTCGACCTTGGCGATGCGACGGGTAACCAGTTGAACGCCAACCAGGTGGGGGACCAGTTCCTGGCTGAGCATTTGACCCCGCCGAACGCCGGCACGCTGACGGTGGCCCGCCCCATCTACGACCACGACCGCGGTATGCGGATCATGCCGTGGGAGATCCGGCCCGGTCACCTGATTCGGGTCCGGGGTGTGCAGCCGAACCCGAACAGTCTGAACGTCACGACGCGGGACGGCGTCACCGTGTTCAAGATCGTCGGAGTGGACTATGACACCGCGTCGGCGTCGGCGACGTTGGAGCTGGACTCGCACCCGATCACGGTGGAGCGTGAGCTGGCCACTTTGCAGAAGTCGATGAAGCTGCGCCGTCGCCGCTAGGAGTCGTCCTCGTTGTCGTGGGTGGCGTCTAGCTCCTCGAGATTGGGCAGCTCGTCCAGGTCCGTGTTCTCGGTGCTGGGGCCTGTCGGCATGTCCGCACCATACCTGCTACCTGCATCACGTCAAGGGGGAAGCCATGCCTGAAGAGAACATCGTACTGGAACCTGACGAGCCGCCTCGCTCCGGTGAGTGGGTGGACTCCGAAGACGACGTGCTCGCCCAGCCCACTGAGGCCGAGATCGAGGCCGGTAAGCGACTCGGCGAGGTCATCGACACCTCCGACGACGAGGACACCGGGCTGTGAGCCAGTCCAGCGCGCTCACCAAGGCCAAGGCACTGAAGGCGGTCATGCTGGACTACGGCGTGCCCGAGGTGTCGATCGAGTTGCAGACCGGCCGGCCAAACCCGTACGACTCGTGGGACGGGCTGTTCGTCGTCATCGACATGTCCCATCACATCGTGTCCAACTACAACTCCTCGAACCTGACGCCGCTGCTGTGGCTGGTTAAGCAAGGCCGCACGTCGGTGCCGGGGCCGTTGGCCAACGGATACGGCGGCTGGGACTTGTGTTACCGCATCCTGTGCTTCTCCTACGCGAACCATCCCGGCGCGGGCGGCCCGATGACGGTGCCCCGTGTGGGCGGCGGCACGTACACCATCCCGAAGGACTCGGCCCGCCGCTACGCCTGGGGCACCGAGTACGAGGGCGGCGTTGTCGAAGCCGACTGGGACCGGCTGCTCAAGAACCCGCGCAATGGTCGTCGGATGACGATGCGGGAGTTCATGGGCCGGGCCGGCGCGGCGATCCACGATCACTTCAACATCTCTTTCTCCGCGCATGCGGAGCATTCGACGTGGGCGCCGCTGCGGAAGATCGACCGGCTGCGTTACAACAAGAGCGAGGGCGCCGCCGAAGAGAAGCGTTACGCCGACGCGTCACCACTACCGAAGGACTGGTTCGACATGGCAACACTCGGTGAGCTCAAGCAGGTCGTCCGTGACGTGCTGGCCGAGGGTGGCGACGCCACCCCGTACATCGACGGGAAGTTCCAGTCGCGTGACACGGCGATACGGCGCGGCTCGGTGAACTCCGGCAACGCGGTGAACGCGATCAAGTACAAAGTGCTGCCCGAGCTGGCAGCCATCCGCGCCGCGCAAGGCGGGCAACCCGTGGACGGCGCGGCACTGGCCCGGGATGTGGCGGCTCTGCTGCTGCCCGAGGTGCGTGAGGACATCCGCGCCGAACTCCAAGATGTGGACGGCGTGGATGAGGATGCGATCGCCGAGCGGGTGGTGTCACGGATCGGTGTGGCGCTGGTATCCGACGCCCCTGCGTGATGGCCGTCGTGCGGCGTAGGGCGCTTCGCACCATCCGCGGCGCGGCACCTGAGCGGGGGGTATGCACGGCGTGCGGGCAGGAGCTGATGCTGGCGTTCGCCACCGGCTACGTGAAGCGGCACCGCGTGGGCGGCGAGCCGTGTCCGGGGGGTGCCCGGCCGCCTGCTGGGTCGGCGGCCGAGCAGACCGTGCACACCGACGAGCGACTCTGAGCGGGGGGGAGCAAATGCGTGGAGATTCCAGAGTGGTCCACCCTCATCCCCGGCGCGGGATTCTTCGGGCTGCTGGTCTTCCTGGTCGTCCATCTCATGCGCCAAGCCTCCGGCGACCGCGGCGACTATCAGCAGGTGCTGCGCGGTCTCCGCGAGCAGCACACCGCAGAACTGAAGGAAGAACGCGAGCAGCATTCCAGCGAGATCCGCGACATCACGGTTCGCCATGACGCGCAGATTCAGGATCTCCGCTCGCAGATAGGTGTCCTGCGGGCCGAGGTGATCGACCTGCGCGAGGACGTGGAGGCCGAACGTCAAGCCAGGTGGGCCGCCGAAGACGCCGCCGCCCGCTACCGGCGCATGATCAATGGCGGTGGGGACGCTGTAGAGGGCGGTACCAATGATCAGACGTAACCCGCTGCCCACCAGCCGCAGCCACCGGCTCACGATCCTCCTGCTCATCCTGCTGTTGCTGCTGGTCGGGTGGATCCTGTTCGACCGGTCCACCTCGCAACGCTCGGCAGAGTTGGCGCAGGACAACGCCGCGTCGATCGCCGCTCAGGTCCGCGCCGCATGTGATCGCCGCGGCCTGACCGCTATCGAACTCGGCGATCTGTGCCGCCAGGCGCAGGAAGTGGAGTCTCGACCGGCCGAAGTGATCCCCGGACCACCAGGTCCGGCAGGGCCACCCGGCAGGGACTCCACTGTCCCCGGCCCGCAAGGCCCGCGAGGCTTCCCCGGCTCGATGGGAATCCAGGGCCCGCCCGGGCCGCCGGGCGCCAGCATCACCGGCCCGCAAGGCCCGGCCGGGGAGAGCGTCACCGGGCCGCAGGGGCCTGCTGGAGAGCCTGGCGCGCCCGGGCCGCAGGGTGAGCCGGGGGAGTCCATCGTCGGCCCTTCTGGACCCGCTGGGCCCGCCGGGCCGGCAGGCGCTGACGGAGCACCCGGCCCGGCCTGCCCCGACGACGCTGAGCCCATCGAGTGGACCGTCACCGACCCGCAGGCCACGCTCATCGGCCTGACCGCCGGCACGTACCTGATCTGTCCCGCACCCGAGGAGCCGTGATGTTAGCGCTACTTGCCCTGCTGTGTTTCGTGCTCGCCCTGTTCGACGTGACGATCGGCTCCATCGACCTGGTGGTGCTGGGGCTCGCGTTCATCGCCGCGCACCTGATGTTCGGCGTTCCGCTCGTGTTCTGGAGGCGTTAGATGACTATCGCAACCTTGGCGTTCTGGAAAGCCACCGCCGAACGGGCGGTCAAGACCGGCGCGCAGTTCGTGCTCGTCAGCTGGGGCATCGGCGACGGCATCATGAACGCTTGGACGATCGAACCGATCGAGGTCGGCGGCATGTTCCTCGGCGGCATCGCCGTATCGGTGCTGACCTCTCTCGCATCGGCGGGCACCGGCAACGGGCCGTCGCTGACCAACTCCGAGACGCTCAGTGGCTGACGGGATCCGCATCCAGCCCGCGCTGGACCGCCGCCAGACGTACGGGGACTTCGTGAACCGGCTGGTGATCCTGCGCGACGTGTCCCGGCCTCTCGCGCCGCACCCTCAGCGACCCGCCTGCCGGCACTGCGGCCACCCCCACGAGTACAAGACCTACCACTTCCAGCTCGACGCCGAGGGCACCATCATCGTGTCGACCGAAATCTGGGAACGGCTGCTCGCCATGCCCGACCGCGGCGGGTTCGAGAAGGTCAACGTCGTTGCCAAACCACCCACGCAGCAGCTTGTGCTGCCGTAACCCTGGAGGGCAGTAGCCATCGCCACCATCGTTCATACCGACTGGCTGAACGGGATGCTCGGCAGCCCGACCCACTCGGTGGTCGACTTCGACACCGATAACATTGACGCGTCCCTGCTGGATGAGACCGACTCGGGGACCATCACCGCCGCCAACGTCGACTACGACGAGGTGGACGCGGCCGACGTGGTCGCCACCGACGACGTCAGTGTGTCCGGCATCTCCGGCGGCGTCGTATCGCTGACCGGCGCCGTCACCTTCTCCTCGGTGACCGGTGACGCTGCGGACTACCTGACGGTGTTCAAGAACTCCGGCACCCCGGCCACGTCGCCGCTCATCATCACCTGGGACTCGGCGTCCACCGGACTGCCGGTCATCCCGAACGGCGGCGACATCACAGCGACCTGGGGATCGAACACGCTCGTCACGCTGGCCTGAGCGGCGACCTGAATGTGATTCGGGTCGAAGTCCGGTACGTCAACGGGTCGCTGATCGCGGCGCAGCCCGAGGCGTGGGCATCACTGCGGTGCGACGGCGTCGACTATGTGGACGTGACCGACGCCGCCGGCAACACGTCCCGCATCCAGGGACAGAGCGTGTACTGGATGTACCGGGAGGGTGATGCCTGGGTTGCCGGCGGGGGCGTTGTCGGCCACCCGGAGATTATCGAGGTCACGGTTCCGGGACACGAGTTCCGTCGCCCGCACCATATGCCGGATCTTGACCATGCTCAGGTCAAGCTTGGCTGGTGGCTTCCGGAGGGCGGTGACTGACGTGGCGATCACCTACTTTCAGCGTTCCGACGCCTCGGATCTGACCGGCCCGTCCGGCTCGGGCGGCACCAGCCGCAGCCTGGTGGCATCGCAGACTGCCGGCAGCGTGTCGGCGGGCTTGTCCACCGGCAACATGAACGCCGGGGTCAACTGCAACCAGAACTTCTTCACCCCGTCCGGCGACCCCGGCACCGACGGCACCAGCACCGGAACGTTCACCGTCGTGATCCGGTTCAGCACCCAGAACGCCAACATCGGCGTGCAGGTGTTCCTGCGCCGCGCCACCGGCGGCGACACCGGCGGCACCGAGGTCCAGGCATCGGAAGGTTCACAGACCGCAGGCGCGGCGACCCGCACCTACACCTGGACCGACCCGGGGCTGGGCACCTGGGGATCGGGTGACCGGCTGCGCATCCGCGTGTTCGCCACGAACACGTCCGGCTCGATGAACCAATCGTGCGTGTTCGGCGTCGACACCTCCGACGACACGGTCGCCACCCCCTTCACCAGCACTGCCGCACAGGACATCACGCCCGACCCGGTGACCGTGACCGCCACCGCTGGCACGCTCACGGTCGCCACCGAAGCCGCAGCCGCCGACGTCTACGAGGACTGGTCCGGGTACCCCGACTCGACGATGGGAAACCCGACCGCCCTGGACGGTAAGCGGCACTGGCGGCAGGGCGCCAATCAGACCGTGGATCTGTCAAAGGCGGGTTGGCGCATCCGCGACGGTGAAGCGTACGCCGGCGCCGGGTTCACCACCGCCGCGGGCATCCCCACCGACTCGGTCTCGGCCACCTCCAGCAGCATCAGCAGCGCCCGCTGCGAAACGGACCTCGGCTCAGCCAACATGTACGTGCGGGCCACCTTCGGCGAACTGGTCGGCTCGCCGGCGGGCACCGGGTTCGGCGTGTTCGGCAGGGTCGGCGAGGCCGACTCGCTGACCTGCTACTACCTACAGGTGCGCCGTGCGGACAACCAGGTGCGGCTGTTCCCGGTCGTCGACGGCGCGTTCGGCTCCCAGATCGGCAGCTCCGCGTCCCACACCTACGCCGCCGGCGACGAGTTCGAGCTGCGCTGCTTCGGCACCACAATCAGCGTGCGAGTCAACGGCACCGAGGTCATCTCGGCCACCAACTCCACGGTCACCACCGGCTCGAAGGCTGGCCTGTTCGCCAACACCGTCGCGTCCGGCTCCGGGGTGCGCTGCATCGCCTGGCAGGCCGGCCTGCTTGATGGCTCGGGCAACCCGGTGGAAGGAACCCCCGAAGACCCGATCCCGATGGTGCTGTGGGCCACCCAGGTGATGGCCGGCACCACCACGGCGCGGGTCTCCTGCCAGATGCGCAACGCCGACCTGGTGCGGATCGTGGTGGCCGACAACGCAGGGCTCACCACGCCCGTGTTCACCTCGTCCTATCAGGCCCCGGACTCGCTCGAGCTCACCTCGTTCGAAGCCACCGGGCTGACGGCCGGCACCGACTACTTCTACGGCCTGCAGGTCGACGACGTCACCGTCGGCGGGGTGCGCGAGCTGCGCACCGCGCCGTCCGGGCAGGCCTCGTTCACCGTGGCCATGTCCGGCGACGCCGGGAACATCACCACCACCACCGGCTACCCGCTGTCGATCAAGACGTCGAACTCGCCGGCCTACGACCGGATCGCCGACCGCGACCCGGCGTTCTTCCTGTTCGCCGGGGACCGGAATTACCGCGACTACAACCTTGCCAACATTCCGGCGCACCTGCTGGCGCTGCGGGACACGTTCAACAACCCCCGACTGGCTGGCCTGTCCGAGCAGGTGCCGGTGATGCAGATATGGGACGACCACGACTACACCGGCGTCTCGGACGGCTCTGCCACCGGCCGGGATGCTGCGGTCGAGCTGTTCCGTACCGCCGTGCCCACCGATGCGTGGCTGGTCGACACCGCCATCACCGATCCTGTCGGCTACACGTTCGCCTGGGGGCGTACCCGGTGGATCATCCTGGATCACCGCAGCTCCAGGGCCACCAACGACATCCTCGGCTCCGCACAGCTCGCCGCGCTGCTGGATCTGTTGGAGAACGCCACCGAGGAACTGATCTTCCTGTATGTGGGGGTGCCGTGGATCGCCGGGTCGGCCCCGCTGGCCGACCACTGGGGCGCGTTCACCGGTAACCGGGCCACCATCGCCGAGAAGATCGAGGACTTCGCCAAGGGCCGGGTCGTCATCCTGCACGCCGACGCGCACATGCTGGCCATCGACGACGGCACCAACACCCAGTACGACACCGGCACGACCGACCCCGGCCCGCCGCTGCTGTGTGCGGCACCGATCGACTCCACTACCAGTTTCAAGACCGGCACCTACTCGGAGGGGTTCGTCCCGGACCCTGTTGGGCCAGTACATCAGCAGTACGCCACCATCGAGGTCGACGACCAGGGCAGCCACCTGGTGGTCACCATGCGCGGCTGGCAGCTCGACAGCAACGGGGTCGACGAGACCGAGGTCATCACCTACGAGTTCACGGTCGGCGAGCCCGGCCTGTCCATCACGCCGGACCCGGTCACCGTCAACGCCACCCCTGGGACGCTCACTGTTGCCCCAGGAGCCGCGAACATCACCCCGGGCGCTGTCACAGTGCAGGCCACGCCGGGCACGCTCAGCGTGGCGCAGAGCATCTCCCCGGACGCGCCCACGGTCGGCGTCACACCAGGCACCGTCACTGTCACCACGGGCGCGGTAGACATCACCCCCGAAGCCACCACCATCGACGTCACGCCGGGCACGCTGACCGTCGCCAATGCCGGCGCCGGCGCGCAGGAGATAACCCCCGCCGCGGTCACCGTCACAGTGACCGCCGGCACCCTGAGCCTGGACATGGCGGTCGAGCTCGACGCGCCCACTGTCAGCATCACGCCGGGCGCCCTGACGATCACGACCGGTGTGGTCGACATCACCCCCGACCCGGTCACGGTGACCGCCACCGCTGGCAGCCTGACTATCGGCCAGGGCGCGGTCGAAATCACACCCGAGCCCGTCACGATCACGGCCACACCCGGGACGCTCACGCTCGACCAGTCGGTGACGCTCACCGCCCCCACCGTCGACGTCACACCGGGGACGCTCGCCGTCGGCCAGGGCATCGTCGTATTCCCCGACGCCGTGACCGTCACCGCCACCCCGGGCACGCTGACGATGAGTACCGGGGCCGTGGACATCACGCCCGAGCCCGTGACCGTCACGGCGACACCCGGCGTCCTGGCCGTCGGTCTCGCTGTCGAGTTCGACGCCCCAACTGTTACGGTCACTGCCGGCACTCTCACTGTCGCGGCTGGCGTGGCCGGGATCACACCGCAGCCCGTCACCGTACAGGTCACGCCGGGCGTGCCGGTCCTCGTCGGTGGCGACACCGCCGACCCGTACCCGTTCCGGCTGGTCTACCGCCAGCAGTCCACACTGACCCACCGCAAGTCCGCGACGCTGATCCACCGGGAGACGTAGTGAGCAACGACACGCCCACTTACACCATCGGCGACGAGCTGCCCTCTATCGGGATCGACTGGTACGCCAACGGCATACTGATCGACTTCTCCACCGGCTACACCTGGCGGCTACGCATCGGGCGCGGCGACACTGCGGCAATCGAGAAGACCACCGGCATCACCGGCGCCGCCACCTCCCCCAACGTCACCATCGACTGGGCCGAAGGCGAACTGGACGACCTCGACGGCGGGCTCACCTACACCGCGCAACTGCGGGCGCGCCGCACCAGCGACGACAAGGACCGCACGTTCGTGTTCCGGTTGAACGTGAACCGTGAGATGGGCGCAGTGCCCGCATAGGCGTCGCTGTTCCCCCACAGCGGCGAGTCCCCCCGGCCCCCACGCGGCCGGGGGGACGCCCCTTCCCATCTCGGCAAGAGGGGAGGTGAAACCATGAAGCGCCTCTTCGCCGCCGCCGCGCTCAGCCTCATCGTGCTCGGCTCCGGCGCCACCGTAGCCGCCGCCGACCCGTCGTTCGGGCCCGGCGCGGGCAACGGGCAGGGCAACAACGCACCGCAGGACCAGGGTGCGCAGTGCCACCCGCCCGGGCAGACCAGCGACCGCCCCGAGTGCAAGTAGCCGACAAAGCGGCCCCGCTCCTCTCATGGAGCGGGGCCGCTTTCGCATGCCCGGCGACGCCACCCCCCAAGCGGCGCCGCCGGTCGCCCACTCCTCCCGCCAGCCTTCACGCCCGGCGTACGGCTGGGCGAGCAGGCGCAGCAGATATGTGGCATCGGTGCGCTGGCACTCGCCACTCTCCTCGTAGATGCTCAGCTCTGCGTGCCGGTCCTGTACGTCAGCCTCTTCGAGCATGCCCTGCGCCAACTGCATGAGCGCCCGCTTCGCCGCCACCTCGGCCAGCACCCGCGCCGGGTCATGGCGGGCGATGTGGGCGTACTCGGTCGGGTCGAGCTCGTTCCAATGACCGGCCTCGATCGCTTCCGTCCAGCCTTGCGGGTCGACGTTCCGCGCCACCCGCTCGTCCTCGTCGATCTGCGCTCGCAGCCACGCCACCAGGTCCGGCAGGTCAGTCATGGCCGGAACCTACCCCACGCCGACTCCAACTGCGGCCCAATTCGCAACGCATCCTCCCAGAACAACTCCACCGACTCCTGCGCCAACCCGTTCGGGCGGATCACCGTCAACGCCGGCATCGCTGTCAGCTCATCGAACCCGGTGACACCGAACTGCACCGTCCGACCCTGCTGGCTGCTGCCCAGCAGGTGACAGTGGATCGTCACCAACACCTGCTCGTGCCGGTCGTGCGGCTGGCTCACCTGACACCAACTCACACCGCATTCCTCTACGCTCATCATCGCGGCCATGCCTCCTAGGTTGTGTGGCCGTACAGCCCCCACCCCCTCATCCGGGGTGGGGGCGCATTGCTATGTCTGCTTGCTATCGAGCGCCGCCCGTAGCCGCTCGATCTCGTCGGCCGCCTCGGCCACCACATCCGGGGAGTCCACATCCATCCGGTACTCCCGCAGCCGGGTCACCAGGTCACGGTCGTCGGTCATTTCAGGCCGGCCTCTCGCTCCAGGCGCTCCAATTCAATCTTGCGCTTGGTCTCAGCTTCGGCGGCTTTCTTCTCGCGCTCTTTGCGCCGCACGGCGCGAGGCTTGGTGATCCATCGCGCCCCGACGAACAGCCCGACGAACGGCGCGATGACGATGATGCCGGCCAGGACCAGCGGCCATGCCGCCGTCACCCCGTAGACGTAACCCACGTCGAGCGGGTCCTCACCGTCAGTCCATGCGATCCACGACGTGATGAGCAGTGCCGCGATCGCGCCAGCGCCGTAGGCCAGCAGCCACATCCACCAGGTCATCACGTCACCGCCCATGCCAGCACGGCGAACAGCACCAGCGCGGCCACCGCATACGGCAGCCACTTACGCAACGGGCGGGACGGCGCGGCGTACCGGCCGCGAGTGGGGGCGGTCACTGACGCACCCACTCACCGCAACTGTTCTCGAACGCCACATCAGACTTGGCGATCGTCAACACGGCCGGGCCGTCAGCGAACCCGTTGACGATGATGTCATCCAACTCGCCAGAAAGCCCCGACAAGCGCGCCCAGTAGCAGTCGTCGCCGGTCGTGCGGTACTCGCCCGGCTTGATGTCCTCGCCCACGACATAGATACCAGGCCCGGGGATCGTGTTCGCGGCCTTGGTCTCCTCGGCCGCTCCCACCGCCTCTTCGCGAGCCTCCAACTCTGTGGCCAGCGCGTCGAGCTCGGCCGCACGGGTCTCGAGTTCATCCCGCTCGGCCACCTTCGACTCCGCCGTGGCGAGCTGGGACTCCAACATGGCGATCTGTCGCTGCAGGTCCGGGTTGTCGACCTCGACGGTCTCGATCCTGGCCTGGGTGACCTCCGGCTCGGTCTGCCCGGCCGCTCCGATGGTGGCGCCGACGACGAGCGCGGCGACGATGCCGACGATCCACGGCCAGCGGCGCGGCTTGCGCTGCGAGTGCTCGGGTTCGGATGTCGGTAGATCGATGGTGCTCATGGTGTTCCCCTTCTGCGTTCCCCTGGGTTTGGCCTGCCGGCGGGCCGGGGAACACCTTCCCGCCGGCAGGGGTCTATAGCGAGTCGGCGACGCGCCGCAGGGCGCGGTCGCTGCTCCGTGCATAGATGCGGGTGGTCTCAGGTTTGGCGTGGCCGAGGAAGTCCTGCACCGCGGCCAGGTCGCCGGTCTCGTCCAGCGCGTGAGTGGCGGCGCGGTGCCGCAACTGGTGCGGCGTCGTGCCGTCGCCGAGCGCGGCCGAGATCAGCGACGACACCCACGTGGGGGTCATGCCGCCGCGCTTGCCGGGGAACACGAACACGTCGGGGTCGCCCAGCCCGTACCGGAACCCCGAACCCAGGTGGCCAGAGGCACGGCGGGCCTGCTCCGCGGTCAGCGCGGCACCCAGCCGAGCCGCGATACCGACACGCCGTTCGGTGCCCCGCTTGCCGGGGATGATGAGCCAGTCGCCGTCGATGCTGTCCCAGCGCAGCCCGGCGATCTCGTGCACCCGCAGCCCGCCCTGCGCCGCCAGCAGCAGCATCAACGTCAGCCGATCATCGGCGCCGTCGAGCGCGGCCAGCAGCACCGCATCAGAGGCGGGGCGGGGCAGCCGCCGCGGCACCGTGATCGGATCCAGCTTCTCCGCCGGGTTCCGCTTGGCCCGGCCGGTCTTGACCGCCCAGCCGTAGAACGACCTGACCGCACCGCGGGCGGACTTGCGGGATTCGGCGTTCCAGTCCTGCCCGCCCAGCCACTCCTCCAGCTGGTCCAGGTTCAGCTTGAACGGGTTCCGCCGCGGGTAGGTCTCGGCAAGCTTACGTAGCTGCCAGCGGCGCTGGCGGATCGTGGTGGCTGACTTGCTGACTCGTAGTGAGGTGGTCCAGCCGTCGATGGCTGCCGCCCATGTCTCGGTGTGGTCGTGCCCCCCGAACACCGCTTCCCCCTGGCCGTTCGTCTCGGCCCCCCCAAGATTCGCGTGACCATACTCCTGACTTGGGATTGTTGGAAGAGCAAGATCGCCGGTCATGATCTAAATGGTCCGTTCGGGGGATGCCGGGGTGGGCCGAATAGCCAGAGCGCGCACGAATGCAGCAACGCGCTCCGCGTCCGCCTCGGTCATGTCATCGGGAAACCACAGGTTCACTGTTAAGTTGGGGCGCAACGGGAATTCATAGCTGATGAGGCGCGGCCCGTCGGGGATGATGAGCTGACGCGGATTCTCAAGCACTTTCCAGTGCTCCGACGGCGTCATGGACTTGTCCTCGGTCATGGCATCTCCATGTGCTTCTGGCATGCGGCGTTGTAGAGCGTGAACCTGCCCCACCAGCGGCGGGTGCAGCCACAGGGCAGCTCTCGTGCCAGAGTGGTGTACCACCAATGCGGCTTCATGATCTCTAGCCGCTCGCGTCGCGTGACGGTGAAGCGGTCTACGACCGTCTCTTCATCGTCAACGAAGTCGACGAACTCCAGTGGCGGGTTGCGAACGAGATCCCAGAGAGCGCGAATCATGACGCCATCCTCAGGACGAGCGCGAGCGCGGGGTTCAGCGGGATGCGCTTACGCATCCGGCGGGTGATGTCGTTGTCGATGATGGCGTGACCGGGAGTCGCGGGTTGAACGGGTATACCAGCAGATAGGTTGTTTCGAGCGGGTATATCCAGCTTCGATTCGGTCAGCCAGTCCATCGAGACGCCCGTTCGCAGTGCCCACAGCTTGAGGTAGCCCTTAGTTGGCCGCCCTTTGTCGTTGCACCAGCGGCTGACGGTCGACCGAGCCACGCCGAGTTCGTCGGCCATGTCCTCAGTCGTCATGCCCGCGTGCGCGAGGGAGCGCTGTAGGCGCCACCCCTGCGTCCATGGCGGAATCACGCCCTGCTGATGCGTTAGTAGCTCCGTCATGTGTTCACCGTACGTTGCATGGCGCAGTTGCGTCAATACCCACAGGACACGAAAGTTTGTGGTCTTGAGCACTTGACGCGGCTGCGACATACGTAGCAAGATAGCTGACATGACCGAACGACGCCAACTGCTTACCTCGCCACAGGTGGCCACGATGCTCGGCAAGAGCATTCGCACCGTTCAGCGCATGGCCGAAGCGGGCGAGCTGCCCGCGATGAAGCTCCCAGGCGAGACCGGCGCCTACGTCTACGACCCGACAGAGATCGAGCTGTGGCAACTCCGGCGCCAGCGGCAGGAGGCGAAGTCGGCATGAGCGGCGTTGTGGAACTCAGCCCGGAGGAGGGGCAGGCGCTCGTCGAGCGCAGAGTCTCCGAGCTACTCGGCATGTCGCTGGCCGAATTCCTCTGCGCATACGAGGCCGGCGAACTGGATGACGAAGACCCTGACGTGCTCTACATCGTGATGCTGCTGCCGTTCGCTCGCCGCATCACCGGAACTACTTCCCCGCCGGCCACCGAGCCGACCACCGTGCCACCGCTATCCATGCATCCGTCGTCGGCTCGGCCCTAACCACTTAGGAGTAGATCACCATGACACAGTTCGATCTTTCCGCCCTCGTCCGCGAGGTGCACCACACGACCAACCTCACCGACCACCAACAGGTGGCCAAGGAGGTCCGCGCCCGCATCCCCGACGAGCACACCGAGGGCGCGTTCATCGAAGCGTTGACCGAGTTCGTCCGGGTCCGCTTCGCAACCATGCGCCCATCCATCAGCGACGGCGGGGGCGGTGGGAAGCCGGGGAACAAGTCGCAGAAGCGGGACGGCATCCGCGAGTGGTGGCGCCGCCAGTTGAACCAGCGGTACGGCACCGCGGACGGGCAGAAGCTGCTACGTGATTTCACGGTGGACGACTGCTTGTTCCAGGCGTCGATGGACCGGGAGCAGGCGGCGCGGTTGCTGGCTAAGGCCGAGGAGTGGGACTCGCTCGCCGCGCTGCTGAAGAAGTCCCGCAAGCAGACGGTGGGTGACCTCGCATGACCACCACAGATTTCCGGGCCGGCCATCGTCATGCCGATGACCAAGGAGTCGACGTCGGCCCGGAGCAGGCTCCCGAGCCGGCCAAAGGTTCTGCCGCATCCATGGAACACCCGCCGGTTCGGGCACAAGACACGGCAGCGGCCATCGTTGAACCGGAACCCAAGGATGATTCGCCGCTGCCGCCAGACTCCCCTAACGGCCATCGCCCTGTCGACGACCAATCACGAATCGCCGTTGGGGGCACGGACACCGCCGACCCGGCCATACATGCTTCGCAGCCCAATGCCCATTCGCCGGGTTCGGCGGGCGAGCAGGGTCAGTCAGCCATGACGTTGCCGACGCCCATTGACGTTGCGCTGGCTGATCCCACCCTCGCCCTCGCCGCCGACGTCGTAGACGACCTCGAACGCACCCGCATCGCCAACGAGAACCGACTACGCCAACTCACCCGCGACGAACCCGACGAGGACGGCGAAGTCCGCGGATTCGGACTCACCGAGGACCACCCCGACGTGGCCCGGCTCGCCAACATCGTCGACGGGCTCGCCCGCCTCGAGCACGAGGCGACGTTGAACCTGCAACGCGCCATGCGGCGGCACCCGCTCGGCCCGTGGGTCAAAGCGCAGAAGGGTGTCGGGGAGAAGCAGGCCGCCCGGCTGCTCGCCGCGATCGGCGACCCGTACTGGAACTATCTGCACGACCGCCCGCGCACCGTGTCCGAGCTGTGGGCTTACTGCGGGTTGCACACACTCCCCGTCGGCCATACGGCCTCCGATTCCCACACTGCGGTCGCCGATGGGGCGGCGGCGAGCAGCGACCAGAGAACTACCGATGCTCAGCGCGCGAACGTCGCTGCCCGCCGCAAGAAAGGCCAACGAGCCAACTGGTCCAGCACCGCCAAAATGCGGGCCTGGAACATCGCCGGCTCCATGCTCAAAGCAGGCAACCGCGAAACCTACGACAAGCGGAAAGCCGCCACCGAAGGCCGCGCCCACGCCACCGAATGCGTCCGCTGTGGACCGTCCGGCAAACCCGCACAGCCCGGTTCGCCATGGTCCGATGCGCACCGCCACGCCGACGCGCTGCGCATCGTCAGCAAGGAACTGCTGAAGCAGTTATGGCGGGCCGCCAGAGACATCCACCTCGGCCAGGGTGCGGCCGATACCCAAACGACCGATGCCGAGGTGGAGCAGCCATGAGTGGAAACGGCTCCAAGCCCAAGCCGCCGATCGACGGCCGTCCGCACCCGAAACCGCCGCCGTCCAAGCCGATCCCGCCGCCGTCGAAACCGAAGGGGAAGCAGATATGAACGATCAGGACGTGCGCTACGCGCTGAGGCGCCTGGGCGTCGACCTTGAGCCCGAGAAGTGGACCGGGTCGTGGGTCGCGCTCTACCACGACGGGTCTTCCGTTCGGGTGTTCGCCACCGAGATCGAGGCGTTGCGGTACGCGATCGGCTTTCAGATGACCGTGAAGTTCGTGCCGTACGGCGAGGACATCTTCCAGTACAAGGACGAGTCGTGACCCGCCGCCCGTTCGCGCCGCTGGCCGTGGCCGCCGTGCTCGCCGCGCAACTGCTCGCCTGGATCACCGGCTGGACCTGGCCGACCTGACACAAGAAGGGGGGAACCGATGACCTATCGCCGCACCGTCTACTTCGAGCCCGGCTATAACAAGCGCGACGAAGGCAAGGGCGTCCACGGCATGAGCATCCGCTTCGTGCTGTCCGGCCCGGATGGTGCCGTGCAGTTCGCGTTCAGCGCCGGATGGGTGCCCGGCGAGAAGATGTCGCCGCGCATAGCAGATATCTACCCGACCGGGTCCGACGTCGGCCACCACTGGCTCACGCCGACCTATGAGGGCGAATGGCTGCATGGGTCGTGCTCATACCTCGGCGGTCAGGACTGCTACTACGACGGCTCGGGACTGTGGGCTGATCGGCTCCTGCCCGAGTTCATCAAGCGCGGCGAGCCTGCCGTGTGGCGGGAGCTGATCGGCTACTACCGCGAGCTGGTGCAATCTGCAGCCGAGTTGGCGGTGGCCTGATGCCGCGCCAAGAGTTGCAAGCCCAGCTCGCCGACTACGCCCAGCGCATCCAAACTGACCACGGCTGGACCGCCACCCGCGAAGAGCACGCCGCCGCACTCGGCAGGCTCGTCGACGCCTACATCACCGGCACCGACCTTTACCGCGAGCTGGCGGCGGTGCGGGCGGCGGCTGACCGGCAGCGCCAGGCGTACGAGTTCGAGATCGCGACGCTGCGGGCACGGCTCGCCGAGCGGGAAGGGGTGACGGTGTGAACAGATATCGCAGCAAGCCCAGTGAGATCGAAGCCGTGCAGTGGACCGGCGACAACTTGGGCGCAGTCCTCAAGTTTGACGCCCCGATCCGATCGCGAGCACCCGAATGGGGGCTGGAGTTGCGCGCTGGTGCGAACGGAGCCCAGGGCTGGGTACCAGTTCCGATCGGGCATTGGATCGTCCGCAACCCCGGCGACCTTACCGACCACTGGCCCGTTGAGCCCGACTACTTCGCCCGCAAGTACGAGGCCGCGCCGTGAACGCCGTGTCGTTCGGCCTCGGCGTGGTCGCCGGGCTCCTGCTCGCTGTCGCACTGGCGGTGGCGCTGGCGTACCGCGACGGGCACCCGTTCGGCGACACACCACGCGAGGACTCACACAAGGAGAAGTGATGCGAATGATCAGGCGGCTAATCCACGAGGTGAAGCAGCGGCTTTCGTTCCGCCGTTGTGACGGTTGCAGCGATCCATCGCCGCATTCTCACCACCTGACCTGGATAGGCATACGGCGATACACGTCCTCGCCCTAGACGGCGGGGTGGGACGCCGGCGACTCGCCTAGCTCCCGGCACCCGCCCCGACAAACGCCGCCGCCCGGGCCCGCCGCTTTCCCTTCTGCGGCACCCCCCTTAGAGGCCCGGGTGGCGGTCCATAGCAA